AGTGCAACAAACAAATAACAAACGAACAACAAACGAACAACAACAGATAAAGAATATAAAGAAAGAAAAAGAAGAATTCAATACACTGTCGGACCCTCCGGGATCCGACGGAGTGAATGAAAAAGAGAAAACAAAAATTCAAATTGAAACCGAGAAATGTCTTCCACTAGCCCGGACTCTTGCCCGGATAGTTCAATCCCAAAAGAACATTGATATTACTCCGGCCAAAAAGAAAGCCTGGGCCAATGAGATCCGGAAACTGGTCTATTCCTCGGAGAAGGTGGACTACGATCGGGTAGATAAAGCATTGACCTGGTACCGGAAGAATGTGGGTGGTGAATATATCCCGGTGATAGAATCCGGGAAGAGTCTCCGAGACAAGTTCGTGAAGTTAGAGGCGGCCATGGCTCGTAGTAATGGTTCTCCGGGAAAGAACAAACGACAGCACGGCACCCGGGGCAGGACCAGGTATGATAAACCAGAAGAAATTGAAATGAATATACGAAAATGAGATTACAAGAACACTGGGATCGGATCCACTATCCAAAGATTGTGATGAACTTTTCCCCTAGACTGCAGCGGGACATCAAGGAGCATCCCATCAAGAATCTTCCCGAATACGGAAGCTACTACATTTGGGGACCTGCCGGATCCGGGAAGACCACCATGGCTGCACAGATGTACATCGAAGCCCGAAAGAAGTTTTACTTTGACAAGCTTCCAGGCGGCTGTGATTTTATCACGGTGTACGATCTGCTGTCCAACGTACGCAGTGCCATTGATGATCCCACCCGGGATCCTGACTCTGCCTTACAGGCCTTCGCCATACGGCAGTATTTGGTACTGGATGACCTGGGAGCCACCCGCACAACGGACTGGGAGCTATCACAGATTCAAATTTTAATCAACATCCGTTACGAGCAACTACTTACCACCGTGATCACTTCCAACCACAGCCTGGAAGAGTTGGGGGAAGTATTGGGAGACGAGCGGATTCCATCGAGAATAGAACGTATGACTAAAAAAGTGATTGGATTGAAGTGATTGAGCGGTTGATTTTAACCGGCTTGATTAATTCAACAGAGTACCTGCAGCAGGTACGACCGGTATGGACAAAGAGTGTAATCAAAAGCAAAACAGGAAATGAGATTGCCGATTGGTGCATCGAATACTTCGACAAATATGAGAAGGCACCAGGGAAGACCTTGGAGGATATCTTCTACACCAAACAACAGAACAAAGAGGTTGCAGCCGACCTGTTGGAGAGCATCGAAGAGGATCTGGAGGACCTGGGAGCGGAGTATGATGAATCATTCAACCTTCCCTATGCCCTGGATCAAACAACGGCCTACATCAAGCTCCGTCACCTGGAAGAGCATAGCGCGAAGCTACGGGAACTGATCCGGAACGGGGATGTGGATGAAGCAGACACCGTAGCGGCCGGTTACAAGGTTGCTACCCATAACCTGGTGGATGATGTAGACTTGGGAGACAAGAAGGTCCTGACCAAGCTGGAGAGCGTGTTCAATATCAACATGGATCCCCTGATCCGGTACCCGGGTGCACTGGGAGAGATTATGAATGATCAGATGGTCCGTGGTGGGTTCGTTGCCCTGATGGCCAGCGAAAAGAGGGGAAAGAGCTTCTGGTTGCTGGACATGGCCATACGGGCCACCATCCGCAGGAACAAGGTGGCTTTCTTCCAGGCCGGAGACATGACAGAGGACCAGCAGCTAAAACGGATTGCATCCTATCTGACCAAGCTTCCCACGGATGAAAAGTATACCGGTCAGGTGTTCAGTCCCAGGGCAGACTGTTTGAAAAACCAACTGGACATCTGTGATCGGGAAGAAAGGCGGGGCAGCTTTGGACTGTTTACTGGAGGAGAATACAATGATGAGGATATCCGGAAGAAGTTGACGCGACAGTCCCTTATCGAGGCCTGGGAAGATTTTGAGGATGATTATTCTCCATGCACATTTTGTGAGGAACATCTGGATCACAGGTTAGGTGTTCCATGGTTAGTACCCGAGGAAATCACTCATGTAGTGGATGCTACAGAAGCTAAGAAAGTGGTGGAACAATACTTTTTCAAGAAGGGCCGTCGGTTTAAACTGTCCACACACATGAACAACTCATTGACCGTATCCAACATCAAAAGCATCTGTAACAGGTGGGAAAAGGATGATGGGTTCATACCTGATGTGATTGTGATTGACTATGCTGACCTGTTAGTACCTGAAAAAACACAGGAATTTAGACATGGACAGAATGAGATCTGGAAAAACCTGAGGGCCCTGTCCCAGGAACGATACTGTCTGGTGATTACGGCCACCCAGGCAGATGCAAAGTCATATGAACGGGATCTGCTTCGGATGTCAAACTACTCTGAGGACAAAAGAAAATTTGCCCACGTTACGGCCATGTATGGTTTAAACCAAGATAAGCATGGCCGGGAGAAGAAGCTCGGGATAATGAGGATAAATGAACTGGTAAAGCGATCGGGTGAATTCGATAGTACCTCCGCTGTCACTGTGTTACAGAACCTCAACCTGGGCAGACCATTCCTGGACAGTTACAGATAAATTTGGAAATTAAAAATTAGTACCATAAATTAGTACTCCCAAAATTTTAAACACACGACTATGACAAAGAAAGCTGATTTAATCACAGCAGCAGAAGAGTTGGGAACTTATGTGGATTTGGGCGGGATTAGTTCCAACATCCGCATTGAAGATCTCAAACGGGTAATGAAGAAAGGGGCCCTGTGGCTTTATGAAGGTGATGCTCTTTCATCAGAAACCATTGAAGTACTCAAATCCCTTGAGTGGGATCCGGAAGACTTTGAGGACCTGGAATCGCCAGAAGAGCAGGATCCGAAACCCGCCTTTTTGAAGTTGGGAATCGTTACAGATGATTTCTTTGAGACAGAAGATGCCTCAGAGGAACCTGAAGAGGAACCTGAAGAGGAACCTGAAGAAGATCCTCCCGCAGAGTATACTGAGGATCCCGCCAAAGAAAAGAAAGAACCAAAACCCTCTGCCTATTCCACGGCCATCGCTTTGATGGGTCCAGATCCGAACCTTCCCATTCATGTTCTTTACAACCTGATGAAGGAAAAAGGATTTGATTTACAAACATCCACCGGATCGATCAAAACTGCCAGAAGCATATTCCGCAAATGTTACAAGACCCTGAAGGCAAATGGCCATATCAAAGAAGGGCACTAAGAGAGCACTGACCTGTACTACCTGTAAGCTGAAGGATGGGGACATCAAGACCTACAAGATGGAACCATACGGCTCTGGTGAGAAGAAGGTACTAATCATTGGAGAGGCTCCTGGGAAGGTGGAAGATCGTAAGGGGATGCCATGGCAGGGACGCGCTGGCAGACTGTTGCAGAGATATTTACACAAGTCTGGAATTGATTTGTTTCAGGATTGTCTCTGCGTAAACGCTGTCAACTGCCGCCCACCAGACAACCGGACACCGCGTAAGCTTGAGGTAGATTGCTGCCGGAATATGGTAGTGGATGATGTCATCAAAGATTTCAAACCCAAGGTGATTATCCTCCTGGGTGCCGTGGCTGTACAGAGCTTTCTTGCACCCAGGTGGCCAGTGGACCTGGGAGGCATTACCAAATGGAGAGGGTTCCGGATCCCGGACCAGGATCACCATGCCTGGATTGTTCCCACCTTTCACCCTGCCTATATTTTGAGGGCTGAGAGCCGCGAGGCCAATACTATATTTGAACAGGATCTTCGGCTGGCTGCTGAAGCCATAGGGATGCGGGTTCCTCTCTTCCAGCCACCGAAGATCCATTATATCCAAGATCTCAGCGTTCTAAATGAACTGAAGAACTCTACCGAGATCGCCATCGACTACGAAACAACCGGCCTGAAGGCCCGAATGAAAGGGCAGCGGATAATTTGTACCGGTGTATGTGCCAGTGAGGATGAGGTTTACGCATTTATGATGCCTAAAACAATGAAGGGGTTAAAACCATATTTTGACCTATTGACAGATCCCAAAATAGGGAAGATGGGGCACAACATCAAGTATGAAAAATCCTGGACCCATCACCGATATGGTATTGATGTGGTGAACTGGCAATGGGATTCCATGATCGCGGCACATATCATTGACAACAGATCCTACACCACCGGCCTGAAGTTCCAGGCCTATATTTATTTTGGAGTTCTTATTAAGGATGAAGATGTTTCCAAATACATTTACACCAAGGATGAGAACAATAAAGGGTTCAATAAGGTCTACGAGCTCCTGGAACAGGAGGGCGGTGAGCACAAACTTCTGACACATGTGGCCATGGATGCATATTTTGAATATCTGCTGGCCAAAAAACAAATGAAAGAACTGGACTATAATTATTTACCATTCTGATGACAAAACTAACAGCTTGTGGAGTGTTTTTTGGTAAAGGAGAAGTACACGCTCAAGACGGGTACTATGATTTACAATGGAAACTGGTAAAGGAACGATTACTTTCAGACGGCTCTTTTGAAAAGGTGCGTATGACTACTGTCGTGATAGGCATTCCCCGTCATCTGGTTAAGGACTACTTTTTGGAACAGGCCGTCAACTGGTTTCCGACCAAGCCTCCGGATGAGGATATTAAACGTTATGTAAATGAACTGGTAGATTTGATATATGAATCAGATTGAGGCATATAATCTTCTCCACCAAGGTGCGTTGGCCCTGTCCCGAGCAGAAGAGGCTGGTATAAGGGTGGATGTGGATTACCTGGAACGCAAGATCAAGCACCTGGCCAGGCAAATGGAGTATTACGAGCGCAAGTTCAAGGAATCAAAATTTTATTCTCGTTGGGAAAAATTCCAAGGGGATGAGCCTAATCCCAATAGCACTGTTCAGCTGAGAGAATATCTTTACACCGAGCTAGGAAAGAAACCTCCCAAAGAAACGGAGAAAGGCTTCGGATCCGTAGACAAAGAATCTCTCACCGAATTGAATATATCTGAACTGAACATGCTTTTGGAGTCCAGGAAGCTGAAGAAGAATATGGACTATCTGTTGGGCTTTCAAAGGGAAGCGATCGATGGATGGCTCCATCCCAACTTCAACCTTCACCTGGTTAAGACATACCGGTCCAGTTCAGATCACCCCAACTTCCAGAACATACCCAAGCGGGACAAGGAAGCAATGAAGCTCACCCGCAGAGCACTCTTTCCACGACCAGGACATCAGATCCTGGAAGTTGACTACTCCGGACTGGAGGTACGAATAGCAGCGTGCTATCACAAGGATCCTACCATGATAAAGTATCTGAAGGAAGGATTTGATATGCATGGTGACATGGCAGTTCAACTGTTCAAACTTGACAAATATGATTCCAGCAACGCCAACCACGCCTACCTTAGAGCAGCTACAAAAAACGGTTTCGTATTCCCACAGTTCTACGGGGATTACTTTGGTAACTGTGCAAAATACCTGGCCTGTGACTGGGGGAAGCTCCCATCTGGAAACTTCCTTTATTCTCAGGGAGTCGATGTCGAGCCGGATAGATCTCTAGCCAAACACCTGGTTGGAAAAGGAATTCGGAACTACAAAGATTTTACTGAGCATGTAAAAGCCATTGAAGAGGATTTTTGGGGTAAACGCTTCCGGGTGTATGCCCGATGGAAGGAACGGTGGTGGCACGACTACCAAAAGAAAGGTTATGTGGATCTATACACCGGATTCCGGTGCCGTGGCATGATGGGAAAGAATGATGCCATCAACTATCCGATCCAGGGAGCCGCCTTTCATTGTTTACTCTGGTCCCTTATCCAACTGGATTATTTTCTGTATACCTATAAATGGCGTAGTCGTATCATTGGACAAATCCATGACTCGATCGTCCTGGATGTTCATCCGGATGAGTTTTTCTCTCTTATTGCCCACATCAAGAAGATCACCACTGAAGATCTACCGAAGGCCTGGGATTGGATCATCATTCCTCTGGAGGTAGACTTTGAATATTGTGAAGTGGATGCCCCATGGTCAGAGAAAAAAGAACTTGAAAGTACTAACGGTGTTTGAAAACACACGCGCGAGGACTCCGGAAAATTTTCATAAAAGTTTTTGAAAGATGTCTTTGATATTAAATATTTTTTATATATTTAACCCATTGTTGGGGTATGGGGAACGGTGTAGTCTTTCTTTTCAACTTCACCATGGCTTTTTTGTAACGACATCGTTCCCCATTTTTGTTCTTAAAAATACTGAATATGAACTACGAAGAGGAAATGAACATCAATGAGAATGAGCTTGACGTAGAGCTCTTGGAACATCCCTCATTGATGGCCCGCTACAGCTACAAGCTGGCTGAAGCACGAAGAGAAAAGGACCTGGCCAAGGAAGCCCTGGATCTTAAAAAAGCAGAGATCGATCTGGACATCCGGGACAATCCGGAATCATACAAGCTTACCAAAGTGACAGAGGCCGCCATCAATAACTGTATCTTGATGGAGCGGGAATACCAGGATGCTGTCAAGGATTACAACGAAGCAAATTTTGAAGTTAACGTGCTGCAGGGCGTGATCAATGCCATTGAGCACCGTAAGTCTGCATTGGAGCAGCTGGTAAAGCTTTACGGCCAGGAGTATTTTGCCGGGCCAGCTGTTCCCCATGACCTGACTGCCCTTCGG